CATCGACCGGGACGGGCTCCGTGGTCCTGTCCAACAGCCCCACGCTGGTCACTCCAGCCCTCGGCACCCCGACGGCCATTGTCCTTACCAACGCGACCGGCCTGCCCCTTTCGACCGGCGTCACGGGCACTCTACCCGTGGGAAATGGCGGGACCGGCCTGACGTCTCTCGCATCTGGCTACATCCCGTATGGGAATGGCTCCAGCGCCCTCGCAAGCACCTCAAACTTTACCTTCAGCGGGACATCTCTGTCATCCCCATTCTACATCGCCAGCGGCTCGATCTTGTCCGCGCTGTCAGCCGGTGCATATAGCTATGGCACGCTAGGATATAGCGATACGGGAATTTTTGCGTCATACACGCTATCCACCAACAGCTACGTCCAGACAATTTTGCAAAACACGAACAACGGCGCAGCAGCATCCGTTGACCACATTGTGTCGAACAACCTTGGGACATCTACGACCTACTACGGCGACTTCGGAATGAATAGTTCCGGGTTCACCGGCAGCGGGTCGCTGAATCTTGCCAACGCCGTATACCTGTACTCGAACAGTGGCGATCTGGTGCTTGGCACGGCCACGTCGAACCCCATCCACTTCGTCGTCAATAGCGGGACAACTGATGCGGTTGTCATTGCCACGACCGGAAAGACCACGTTTCAGGCATCATCGACAACCGCTGCCAGCATCAACCTAACCCCCGGCACTGCCCCCACCAGCCCTGTTAACGGGGATATTTGGGCTACGACGGCGGGGGTATATGCTCAGGTCAATGGATCAACTGTTGGCCCCTTTGGGACTGGTGGTGGTGGTGGCACCCTCACCGTAGGCACGACCGCAACCAGCGGTGGCGCAGCGGGCCAGATCATGTTTGATACCGGCTCGGTTATGTCGGAAAGTAGCAGCTTGACGTTTGCGTCCGCGACCCGCAAGCTGACCGTTGGCGGTCCAATCAATATTGCGGCAGGGACGTCCAACAGCTACACGGCATGGAATACCAGTGGGATCAATATGATCCAGAGCGCCGCCACATTCACAGACACTAGCACTGGAACATCTGGCACAGTCAATACCGCCTACATGAACTCGTTTGGGGCACAGACTTACGCTGCGGCAAGTACCGGCGTAACGGTCAACACCCTCTACGGCACGTACTTTACGGCCCCCTTGGCGGGAACAAACGTAACTGCTGGGCAAAAATACGCAGTTGGAGCAGACTCGCTAAATGTTACTGGGACATTTCTCGCATCAGCAGGCTCCTTCTCAATATCACTTACCAGTACCACCCTGCAGATCGGCTCAACCGTCGGTACCATTTCTATCGGCCTCGCCACCACATCTGGCCCCATCAGTATTGGTGGTACTAACCACACTGGTACCCTGACATTTGGCCAGTCTCTTGTATCTCAGACCACAAATATTCAGGCTGGCGCAACTTCGTCGGGCAACACAAAAACAATCAACCTCGGTACGGGCGGCGCATCGGGCAGCACCACTACAATCAACATCGGCTCAACAGCCGCACCCGGCGCTTTGGTACACAACGGTTCGTATCAGCCCCTGACCATCGCGACGACCAGCGGTAGCACAATCACGCCCACTGCCGGGACGACCAACCAATATAACGTCACGGCGCTTGCTGCCTCGGCTACTATTGCCGCACCTTCCGGCACCCCGGTTGATGGCCAGCGTCTGACAATCCGCTTCAAGGATAACGGCACAGCGCAGGCTCTTACATGGACTACCACATCAGGTGCATACCGCGCTGTCGGTGTAGCGCTGCCCACCACCACGGTAATCAGCAAGGTCTTGTATGTCGGATGTATATACAACTCGCAGGATAGCTTCTGGGACGTTGTAGCGGTGGCGCAGCAGTAAGATGGCTTGGTCTTTTATCGCAGCAGGGTCGGCCATTATGGGCCTAAACCCCACGGTGCCAGTGCCATCGGGCTATGCATCTGGGGATATCCTGATTATCGTATCAGTCAGCGGGACCCTGACAACCCCGACTGGTTGGACCCTGATTGGGACCAACAATGCTTGGGCTACCGCGTACTATAAAGTAGCTAGTGCAAGTGAGTCTTCTGTAGCGATGACTGGTGGCTCTGCCACCAATGAAACAGTCATGCTGTGCTATAGGGGCCTAAGCGGGTTCGATTCGTCCTCAACTCCAGTGAACAACACCACTGCGGGCACGAGCGTTACCACTAATACACTGACTACCACTGCAGCAAACGACTTGGTTGTTTCTGTTTACGGTGCCAACATTGTCGGTAGTCCGACTTTTACAGCACCCGGAAGCACCACAAGCCGCGTGAACGTACCCGGCGTCTCTGGCCTTGGCGGCAATTTTGCGCTGCTCGTTGTCGATGAAAGTCAGGCATCTGTAGGGACATCTACGGCCAGAACTGCAACGCTGAGTTCTAGTGATGTAAACGGCGCTCTTTCGTTTGCGTTTAAAGCCAACCAATCCAACTTCTTCCTAATGTTCTGAGGAAAAATCATGGCAAACACATACACATGGTCAATCGACCGCTTGGATTGCTACCCTACACAGGGATCGAACACGGATGTAGTGTTTGCCGTGTATTGGCATATCGAGGGGACTGACGGCACCAACGGCGCTGGTTCGTATTCCAACACGCAAATCACGCTTGATCCGAATGACACGTTTGTACCCTTTGCCCAACTGACGGAGGAGCAGGTCATTGGGTGGGTCCATGATGCTCTTGGCGAAGACGGTATCGCTCAATGGCAGGGCGCTATTGACAACCAGCTTTCTCTGCTTGCTGCACCTGCCGCTGTGACGCCAGCCTTGCCGTGGAGCACTACTCCTGCTACATAAATGGCTATAGCATCATAATATATTGGTTTTTCAATGACATTGAAGATCTGCGTCTACGCCATTAGCAAAAATGAAGAAATGTTTGCCGAGCGGTTCTGCAGCGCCGCTAGAGACGCCGACATGATTGTGATTGCAGACACTGGAAGCACTGATCGAACCCGTGATCTGGCAGAGCAATATGGAGCAATCGTCCATGATATTGTTGTTACTCCTTGGCGTTTTGATGACGCTCGAAACACTGCTCTATCTCTACTACCTCGCGAAATTGATGTTTGCGTTAGCCTTGACCTTGATGAAGTTCTTCAACCCGGATGGCGAGAAGAAATCGAGCGTGTCTGGACTGCGGGAACCACTCGCCTAAGGTACGGTTTCGATTGGGGCGCTGGGATCATCTTCAAGTACGAGAAGATCCACGCACGGCATGGATACCGCTGGGTTCATCCTTGCCATGAATACCCCGTGCCATATCTGATCAATGAGCAGTATGCCGAAACCGACATGCTCATGGTTATCCACAAGCCTGATCCGACCAAAAGCCGTGGACAGTACCTCCCCCTTCTAGAGATGTCGGTCAAGGAGGATCCGCATGATCCTCGGAATGCGTTCTACTATGCCAGAGAATTGTCATTCCACGGCCATTGGCAGCGCTCGATTGACGAGTGCAATCGCTATCTCGCGCTACCCGGTGCCAATTGGGCGAATGAACGGTGCTATGCCTACCGCGTCATGTCCCGATGCTATTCTGAACTAGGGGACTACGACAACGCTCTCAAGATGGCTCGGCTAGGCGTTATTGAGGCTCCGAACACCCGTGAGCCGTGGATGGAGATTGCAAAGATCACATACCGGCTGGGACTATGGCCGGAGTGCTATGGAGCGTGCAAGTCTGCCTTGCGCATCCAGAACCGGGAATGGGTCTATACTGTTGATCCGGAAGTATGGGGAGCAATGCCCCACGACTATGCAAGCGTGTCCGCATGGAATATGGGAATCAAAGAAGAAGCCCTGCACCATGCAGAGATGGCTGCGGAATTGTGCCCTGACGATTTGCGTTTGCAAGAAAACGTGAAATTCATTAAGAGTGACATGACCCAGAGCGCATAGCTAGAAGGCGAGCCGCATCCCAATGTCTACGCCAGCAACTACGCCACTCACGTATAACTTGTACGTACAGCAAATCGCCAACATGGCTGTCGTCCAGACGACGACTTCTAACGGCGTAGTGGTTGGGGTGGACTCGTCATTCAACACCCTGATCCCGCAGATGCTCAATTACGCAGAACTACGTATTCAGCGCGATTTGGATATTTTGCCTTCGGTTACTACGAACACCTACACGACCATATCTGGCAACAACATCCTGCAGCTTGGCGTGAATGATTTTGTGACGGTCCAGACCCTGACGATTACCAGCAATGGCGTTACGACTACCCTGCTACCTACGACCAAAGAGTTCTTGCAAAATGTCTATGGATCATCGTCTGGCTCGGCAATGCCTCAGTATTTTGCGATGTATGGCGGGGATGCTGCTACTTTTGGCAACACTTATAACAATATTCTTCTTGGTCCTTATCCTGATGGGAGTTACACTGTTACTGTATCTGGCACAGTACGCCTTCCTACTCTTTACGACAATGCAACGTCGTCTCTTGCGTCTACTGCGACGACTTTCATCAGTACGTACTACCCGGATCTTCTCATTCAGGCTTCGATGATCTACGTCGCGCAGTTCCAGCGCAACTTTGGCAGTGCAAGCAACGACCCCTCGATGGGGCCGACGTACGAACTTCAGTACGAAAACCTGCTGAAGGGCGCTTTGACGGAAGAATCTCGCAAGCGCTTTGCCGGAGCGGATTGGTCGCCATATGCCCCGACGCCTACAGCCTCGCTGCCAAGGGGATAATAAGTGCCCCATTCAAGCATCAAACTTACTCCGGGCTTTAACGAGAACGCCACGCCAGCGTTGAACGAGACTGGCTTTGCCAGCGGCAATCTGGTGCGGTTTATCTACGATTTGGCGCAGGGGGCGTTGGTGCAGAAGCTGGGCGGATGGGTCCAATATTCGGGCCTTTCCACTACCGCTATCGTACGCGCCTTGCTGGCATGGGAAGATACAAACGCGCAGACGCACCTTGCCTATGCTACGCAGAACGCTCCCAGCACGACGCAAGCACAGCTGAACGTATATCCTCCGGTAAATGGCCAGTCCGCCATTACCCCGCGCAATACGTCCGATAGCGTTGCTGTATCAGTATCCACAACGTCCGGTAGCAACAAGGTTACGGTCACAGATGGCACGGTCGTAGGCATAACCGACTACGACTCTGTATACATTGCTACGCAGATCTCAGTTGGCGGCATAGTTCTGTTTGGCCAATATGCCTGCGATCCCGATGGCAGCCTTGGATCCGGCACGTATACGCTCTATGTCACTGACATTCTTGGCAATCCGCTTCCTGCCACATCGACTGTAGCGAATGGCGGTTCTGTTGCAAAGTTTGCCACAACCACGGGGACTAGCGCCTCAACGGTAACTGTGACCTTGAACAATCATGGGTACAGTGTCGAAAGTACGTTCCCCGTTCTGGTATCCACCACCGTTGGTGGCGTCACCTTCTATGGACAGTATCTGGTCCAATCTGTAATTGACGCAAACAACTTTACCATCACCGCTCCCACTACGCCGACGTCTGCGACAAGCGGCTACATGAATGGCGGAAATGCGTATTATATCTATAACTTTGGCGTTGGTTCGATCCCTTCTGGCACGGGTTATGGCATTGGTACGTATGGCGGCGGCGGCTACGGGACCGGGACTGCTGTAACGCCAGCTACGGGGACGCCCATTTCGGCAACTGATTGGACTCTGGACAATTGGGGTGAAGTGCTGCTGGCGTGCCCGATCAATGCATCAACGCCTTCATACCAGCCTATTTACGCATGGGATCCTTTGTCGGGCAGTCCCACGGCCACAGTCATCCCGAATGCGCCGCCCGTAAATGATGGCATCTTTGTGGCAATGCCGCAGCGTCAAATCATTGCATGGGGATCGACATTCACCGGCATTCAAGATCCGCTGCTGATCCGTTGGTGCGATGTCAACAACTACAACACATGGATCGGCCAGATCACCAATCAGGCGGGATCGTATCGTATCCCTCGTGGCTCCAAGATCGTTGGCTGTATCCAAGGTCCGCAGCAGGGCTTGATCTGGACCGATGTCGGCCTGTGGTCGATGCAATATATCGGCACGCCATATGTATACTCATTCAATGAACTTGGCTACGGCTGCGGATTGATTGCCCGCAAGGCCGCAAGTTCCTTGAACGGCGTCGTATATTGGATGGGACCTACGCAGTTTTACGCATTGTCGGGCAATGGCATATCTTCGATCGCTTGCCCTGTGTGGGACGTGATCTTCCAAGATCTTGATCAGAGCAACCTACAGAAGATCCGCGTTGCCGTAAACTCACGATTCAGCGAGATCATGTGGTTTTATCCCACAATGTCCGATGGCGGAGAGGTTAACGCATACGTCAAGTATAACACGTCTCTAAACGTGTGGGATTATGGGACGATGGGCCGGTCGGCGTGGATCGACCAGTCCGTGCTTGGTGCTCCTATTGGGGCAGATGCCACGCCCACAGGCAGTTCCTATCTGATCTACCAGCACGAAACCTCGAACGATGCCAATGGGCAACCGCTAGTTGCTACGTTCACGACTGGCTATTCGTCTATTGCAGAAGGCGATCTCCTGACCTACGTGGATCAGGTCTGGCCAGACATGAAGTGGGGCGACTATGGCAGCACGCAGCAAACAGCCACTATCAATCTCACTTTCAATGTCGCCAATTACCCCGGAGATACGCCAGTAGCGTATGGTCCATACTCCCTGACCCAGAACACGCAGTATATCAGCCCCCGATTCCGTGGCCGATTGGTGTCAGTTACGCTGACCAGTAGCGATATCGGATCCTTCTGGCGGCTGGGCAATATTCGGTACCGATATTCACCAGATGGGAAGTTTTGATGAGCGCATCTCTTTCAGACGTTCTGACCACACTCAAGAATGGCGTTACGGCCATCAGCAATGCTGCCCAGACCTACGCCAACGTACAGGGCACCAGCAATGTTTCGTCTATCTCAGCCGGAACCGTTGTGAAAGCATCGGCGGGCCGAGTAGCTTCAGTGTCTGTCACCACTCTGGGAACTAGCACTGGCACCATCTACGATTCATCGACAGTAACTGCGACAAGGCCGATCTACGTGATCCCCACGGCTGTTGGGCTGTATACGGTGAATCTTCCGGCATCCTATGGAATCTATGCTGTCCCCGGCACAGGGCAGGTCATAACGGTTAGCTACTCGTAAACTACTTGTGGAAAGCGCAGAGAAAACGTGCTGCATCTGCAGCCAGCCATATACGCCGCGTCCGTGCCACGCAAAGAAAGCAAGATATTGCTCGAAGAAGTGCTACACCATCTCCCTAAGAGGTAGGGGAAGTGTAAAACTAAAATGCGACATATGCGATAAAGAATACAATAGATCTCCTTCTGAGGCAAACTATTCTATAAACGCCTGCAGCTATAAATGCCGTGGAGTTGCCAATAGGACGGCAAGGCCGGTTTCTAAAGATTATCCATCTGTTAGAAGGTGGATGAAGCGAAGAAATATGATAAAAAAGTGCGAGGATTGCGGTTACGATTCTATCTCAGAAATACTGGTAGTCCACCACATCGACAGGGACCGGCAAAACAATGAACTTGAAAATTTGAAAGTGCTTTGCCCGAACTGTCATGCTATTGAGCATCTAAGTGAGAACCAGAAGGGATGGCGTCATGCCTCTACGAAAAGGAAGTAGCCGGGGCGTTATTTCGTCTAACATTGCCGAAATGATCGACGCGGGTCACCCAAAGGATCAAGCCATCGCTGCAGCCCTGAACGCGGCCCGTAAGGGTCACGCAATGGGCGGTCAGATCAACCCCATGGTGGTCGCCAAGCTGCTTTCCGAGAACTCGCCCCAGAACCTTTCCAAGGTCAAGGCGGCGACGGCCACAGTCCAGCCCGTCATCAATCAAATCATGAATGGCCCACGTCGGGCATTTGCCGATGGTGGTGCCGCAACTGATGACAAAGTGTTCTCTGGCCCTATCCACAGCGCAGTGGCGGGCCGAACTGACCATCTTCCCATGCATGTCCCATCGGGTTCGTACGTCATTCCCGCAGACATCATCAGTGCAATGGGCGAAGGCAACACCATTGCTGGGTTCAAGCACATGCGTCGGATCTTTGGCGGAACGGCATACAGCGGGCAATCTGATCCCTATGGATCGACCTCAGGCGCTCCATATGAACAGAATCCCAAGGCTGAGCCATATGGCGAGCCTAGCGGACCATATGAAAGCGAGATGCCCGGAAAGGCGTCCGGCGGCGCTGCCACCGTGCCCATTGTTGCGGCTGGCGGAGAATATGTTATCTCTCCCGCAGAAGTCCGTGGCGTAGGCGGTGGCGATCTGGAAACCGGGCATCGTGTACTGGATGAGTTTGTCAAGCGCATGCGAAAAGAGACAGTAAAAACACTTAGTAAGCTACCGGGACCCAAAAAAGACTAAGTTGTTACAATAAAAGGATTTTATATGATTGACACCGATGGTTTGGAAATCCGCATTGGCACGCCTGACGATCTTGATGAGGTGATGCGCCTGTCAACCTTAGCGGCTGGGGAAAACGGGTTCTTGATGCCAGATCCTGAGAAGGTTCTGCATGCAGTGTGGGCTGGTTTGACGCAGCAGGGCGGAATTGTTGGCATTATCGGAAAGCCCGGTGGGCAGATTGAAGGCGGCGTTGTCCTAACAATTGGCGGGATGTGGTACTCCAGTCAGAACGTGGTCGAAGAACGTGTGATCTTCATTCACCCTGACTACCGCAGCGCCAAGGGAGGTCGAGCGCGCAAGCTATGCGAATTCAGTAAGCGGGTTGCAGACACTTTGGGTTTGCCATTGATTATTGGCGTGCTTTCAAATAATAGAACAGAAGCAAAGGTTCGTATGTACGAACGTCAATTGGGCAAACCGGCAGGAGCCTTTTTCCTGCACAATGCCAAGACCGGCGTACTCGCTGGAACGGAGCAGTAAATGGGCGACCTTTTCTACGTGTATGAGCATTGGAGGCCCGATAGGGACGAATGCTTTTACGTAGGTAAAGGTAAGAGCAAGCGGGCGAATGACATGCGTCAGCGCAATCGCTTTCACAAGTTCATTCAGCAAAAGCTGGCCAAAGCGGGTCTATGCGTCGTAGTCCGTCTGGTAGAGACCGATCTTTCCGAGAGCCAAGCATTCGACTTGGAGCGTGAGCGCATTGCCTTTTGGCGCGCGGATGGCGCGGATCTGGCAAACCTGACCGATGGCGGAGAAGGGCCATCTGGCAGAAAGCATACGGAAGAATGGAAGCGGCAGAATAGTGAGCGCATGAAGGGCCGCGTGGCCTCTGAAGAAACTATTGCCTTGCTTTCAAGAAAAGCCAAAGAAAATTGGTCTCGTAGAAAGAGTATTACTTCTTTTGTTGAAGTAAAGGAGAAGTAAGTTGGGCGGAAGTTCTACGACGCAGCAGACTGTGACCATACCGCCAGAGGTATTGGCCCGCTACAACGCCGTCAATAATGAAGCACAGGGGTTGATGAGCACGCCGTTTCAGACGTACGGCGGTGAATTTGTCTCTCCTGTGAACGCCACCCAGCAGGGCGGCATCAATCAGATTTCTCAGAATGCCAATGCTGCACAGCCCTATTATGGCGCTGCCACTGGCGTTGCTGGAGCGGCACTTGGTGCTGCAAGCCCGATTACCGGCCAGCAGATCAATCAGTATATGAGTCCGTATTTGGGCGATGTGGTGGGATCAGAGTCCGCCCTGCTCAACCAGAACAACCAGCAGGCAATGGCTGGGCAATTGGGCAATGCCATTAGCAGTGGGGCCTTTGGTGGCGACCGCGCTGGTATTGCGGCTGCGAACCTGAACCAGCAGCAGCAGATTGCCAATGCTAACATCTACAGCAATCTGCTGAACACCGGATATAACACTGCCCTCCAGACCGCTCAGCAGCAGCAAGCCCAGCAAGTTGGCGCATACCAGACCGGCGCTAATCAGTTGGCGGCATTGGGCGCTGGCGCACAGTCTGCGGCATTGCAGGGCGGACAAGCGCAGATTGCAGCGGGTCAGGTTCAGCAGCAGACTCAGCAGGCGCAAGATACTGCCTTGTATAATCAGTTCTTGCAGCATCAGGCTTATCCGTTCCAGCAGGTGCAGTTTGCTGCCAACATTGCTGAGGGTACGGGCGCTCTGTCTGGCCAGACGCAGACCACGAATCAGCCGGGTGCGATGCTTGCCCGTGGTGGCCGTGCAGGTAAGGCTTATGGGGGTGGCCTGTCTGAAGGCGGCAATGTTCTGCCTCAGCATGCCGGAGAAGGCTTTGCTGTTGGCGGGCTGGCTGGATACGATCCCTCCGCATGGGCCTCGATCCTTTCTGGCCAGCATCCCGGCGCTCCGGTTGGCGGAATTGGCGGAACCGGACTGATGGCGCAGGCCACTGCGGGCGGCGGACAGCACTATACGCTCCCCAGCATTGCTGCACCTAAGGCTCAAGAACCCGGCGCACTGACGAAGGGCCTTGAGAGCGGCGTCTCATCTGCAGTCGATAGCAAGCTGAAAAGCATGCTTGAAAAGCCGAAGCCGCCTGCAGATACCGGGGTCAAGCCGAATGCCCCAACTGGCGTAAATCCTGACGTTTCAGCAATGAGCCATGAAGGGGAGCACGCCCCTGACGCTGGCAGCAATTCTGACACGCAGGTTGCTCCTGCGCAAGGCGCTGAAGCACCTCCAGCAGATGCAAGTCATGATGTCTCTAGCGTGGCTGATGACAGCAATGCGCCAGACTTTTCAGACATGGGCGAAAAACGCGGTGGCCGTATTGGCCTTGCTGGAGGTGGCGTAACTGGCGCTGAGGTCAATGCTGCAATGCCTTATGGCGGTGGCGGCAATGACGCCCTTGAGTCCCTCGACACGGCTGGTGCCAGTAACGCAAGCCTGCCTACGTTGGCTGCTGCACCTAAGCCAAGTGGCGGGATACTAGACAGCATTATGGGCGACGTCGCCAAGATCGGCATTCAGTACGCAATGTCGGGTGCCAAACGTGGCGGCGCTATTAAGGGCTATGCTGATGGTGGTACGCCCGGATATGGCGAATTGGGCATGATCAGCAGTTTGTTCAGCGATCCGGCTCTGCGTCAGATCATGCTGAACGCTATGAAACAAAAGCCCGCTTCTGACGATGATGCCGACTTGCTCAAAGATCCCGCAAGCGATATTGGGAATGAGCAAGAAGCGCCCAAGAGCGAAGATGTGGGCCTTGCTGCGGCCCCCACTCCCGCCAATTCTGCGCCCGCTCCCACCGGACTTGTTCCCGCCAAGGCTGCCGAAGCCAAGGCACCTGCGAACATCAGCAAAATTGCCAGCATGATTGCGGCATCTGAAGGGACTGGCAAGAATCCAATCCCCGGATCTTCCGCAATGGGCAAGGGGCAGTTTGTCAACAAGACGTTCCGTAGCTATGCCGCCAAGGTCGATCCTGCACTGGCGCAAAAGATTGCCGGGATGAGCAATAGCGAATTGACTGCTTATCGCCAGCAGCATGCTGCTGAATTGACTGATGCCCAGAGCAAGATGTACGATACGTACACTAAGGAAAACTACGATCGCCTGACCAAGGCTGGCATCACTCCTGATGCTGGCAGCATGTATCTTGCTCATGCTGTACCGGCTGTGGCACCGAGCATTCTGACTGCTGACCCCAATACGCCGCTGCGCAAGTACCTGAAGCCGGACGAAATCTCCCAGAACTGGCGGATCTTCGGCGGTACCAAAGGCCGCGATGTAAACGAGTATACCACTGGTGATGCTATCCGTGGCACTCGTGCCCGTATGGCGCAGTTCGAGAACAAGTTTGCCGCAGGCGGGCTGGTTGGCCGTAAGGGATATGCCCTTGGTAGAACTGTGGACGATGGGTCTGACGATGGCACTGGTGACGCCACTGGCCTCGCACCAACCGATGCAGATCTGGTCCCTGAGAGCAAGATCGAACAAGGTCCGGGTAAGCGCACTCTGGCAGATGCTCTGTCGGCAATTGACAGTAGCGATCTGACCAATAAGGCATCGGCTCCAAAGGTCGGCTTGAATGCCGCAACTCCCCCTCCGGCAGACGACAGTGCCCAGAACGCAGCCGCCGGTGCCGCTCAAGGCGCTGCTTCGGCTGTGCCTATGCCTGCCGGATTGGCGTCAGGGACGCCAGCGGACAAACCAACAAGTAATGCGGATAATGGGGCCGATACTGATGAACTGAACAAAGCCGCAATTAGTTCTGCGACTGACTTTGTAAACGCCGCTCGGGGCAATGCAAAGCGCGCTCCAGCGGAGCGTTTTCAAGATCTTCTGCAGAACAATGTTAGCCCCAAGCAGGCTTACGAACAAGTTTATGGCACTACCGACGCTTCAAACTTGGGTAGTCTAGTGCAGGGCGTAAAGCACGGAAGTGCAAATGCCATTCTGCCTATTCTGACGGGTCTGGCTGGCGCTGCTACGGCTCGTACGCGCAATTTTGGTACGGCATTGCTGGCCGGTCTGGGGCAAGGCGCTGCAGCATATCAGAATCAGCGCAACTTCGCCGTTGAGTCTGATGTTGCCCAGCGTGAATCTCTTGCCAACCAAGCAAAGGCATTGGCAGAACAACAGAATGTAAACTACTTTGGACAGAAAATGCCGTATGAAATTGCGGGTCTGGCTAATAAGGCTTTCGCTGATAACGTAGCAGCAAAAAGAGTTCAATATCTCTTGCCTGCTGAATATAATGCCGAAGTTGCTAAAGGGTATCTTACTTACAATAATCCAAATGGCGGTTATTATGCAATCCACCCTGCTACTGGAAAGGTTATTGCTCTTGGCCCGCAGCCCGCTGGCACCGAGGGATCACCCACTCCTGTTGGCGTAAGTACGCTTCCCACCAATCAAAAGCCTGTTCCTGCCTATTCTCCAAGCCCGAATACTGTAGGGGCGCAAACTAAGGGTGGCCCTCAACCCACTCCGGCTGGAAAAACTGCTCGTCAAGTTCCTCAAACTGGACAGGCAGGGCAGCCGGTCACTCAAGGGCGTTGGAAGCCAGACACAAGCGCTGGAGATGAACTCTTTACCGACCCTTCTTTTCATGTGAACAAGTGGGCGCTTTCCCCAATTGATAAGCAAGCAATTCTGGATAGACAGTCAACCGTTCCAAAAGAGTTGGAGGCCAATCGCGCCTCTGCAACGGGCGCTGCAGCAGTCATTCCTAAGCTTGACAGAATGACAGCCGACATTCTTTCTCCTGCTAATAAAGGGTTTTTGACTCCGGGCGCAGGCGGTCAGGGTCGTCTTGAGATTGGAAAAAGGGTGAATGCCGCCCTTCAGTCCTTTGGTTTTCCCGCCTTATTTAATACAGCGCCGGGAGAGGAACTTGGCAAACTAAACACCACTACGGCTGCTGAATTGGCAGAGCACCTTAGCGGTCGCTTTGGTAGTTCTATCCTTAAGTCAATGACAACTGCCACACCCGGCTTTGAAAACAGTCCTGTGGCAGGGGTATTGATTGCAGAGGCGTTGAAGCAAGAGGCCATGCGTAATCAGCACTACAGTGAATTCTCCAGTAACTATGCGCTTCATAACCCAATCCATACGCTGGATGGGGTAACGGATGCTTTTAATAGAAAAAATCCTGCAGATGCCTATCTTAAGCAGGCTAGGTTCCAAGCCGCTATAAAGCTGATGGGATCTGCTGTCGCTGGCGGTGACGAAGATGCAAGGGATCTTTTTGCTCACATTTCTAACCCCAAGGCGGTAGAAGCAGCTAGACGAAAGTATGATGCCATTTACGGTAACGGCTTCATTCGCACATTGACTGGGAAGTAATCATGGCAAAAAATGACTACGTTTTGCCTAGCGATAGGGCGAAGACCACTTCAAAAACGAATGGTGCCTCTAGGCCATATGTCCTCCCTAGTGAGCGTAGGGCGCAAAGCAATCCCAAGCCTGCCCCCACAAGCTCGTGGTATGACGCTACTATGGCGGCACTCGGCGCAGTGCCGGGGGCGTTGGTTCGCTCAACTGTGGGCCTCCCCGGAGATATTGATGCAGGAGTAACTTCGCTCGTGCGTGGTGGCCTGCACCAGTACAACACTGGGGTTCGGTACCTCTACAATCAAGCGCGGGGTACTCCGGAAAGCTGGCAGCAATCAGGCCAAGCCGTGACTAAGAAAGAACAAGAGACAGATCAAAAATGGCAAGCTCTGCAGAAAAAATTCAAGCAGAGCCATCCTTATATAGCTGCAATGACCTCTCCGGTAAGCGCGCCAACTTCAAGCCAAATTACTCAGGCATTGGAGAGGCATGTTGTCACGCCCGTGGCTAGAGCCGTTAACAATGATAACAAAGACTATACCTTCTACCAGCCTCAGACTAGCTATGGGCGCGTAGCGGCTGGAACTGCTAGCGCCTTGGCGGGGGCCGTATTCCCAGCTGGTGAATCAACTTTCGCAACTCGTGCGTTGATGCAGGGCGCAGGCGGTCTTTTTGGATCAATTGGGCGGGAGGGCGTCAACCAGCTTGTCCCCGGAGAGGGTCCTGTAAAAGAAACCCTTATGGACTTGGCGGATATTACCGGAAATATGGCGGGCGCTGTGGGAACAGGGTATGCCATTAACCGACCCACTATCCGTGCATCCATCCCTAATGAGGGGAAGAGGACCGCCGGTCGCATTTTGCAACAAACCTTGGTCGATCCAAACTCCGCCCTTGAAGAATTGCATAACTACAATGAAAATGTTGGGCCTACGCTTCACCCAGATTTCAATCCAACATTTGGTCAAATTGTTGGAACGAGCGATGCTCAAGACGTTGAAAACGCGGTAAGAAAAGCAACAAATTCTCGCAGCATACCGGATCAGCGGAATACGACGCGACAGAATAGTGGGGCACCTGCTCAGGAGAATGGCCCAGATGCTGGCCCAATGGGGACCGGCAGGGATGCTCATGTTCCTGCTGTCTTTCAGCGTACAGCTGAAACTGCCGAGCAGCGTGAAGCCCGAAAAGCGGCCGTGGCACAGCAGGGTGTCGATTCTGTAGAAAAGGCTAAGGCAGATCACGCTGATGCCATCGAACAGGCTGAGTCCGGTAAGAATTCGGCAATGGAGGACGCGACGGGGGCCAAGCCGGGCATGGTTTCTGATGCCTCTAGGCGGGTGCATGAGCATCTGACTAATGTTGAGCAAGGCTTGCGCAATCGAGAAAGTGCCGCATGGGGCGATCTTGCGGAGAGCGGAGCAAGCCTTAACGGACCTAGAGTCATATCAGATGCCGAGGGCTATATTAATGACCTTCGCGCGTCTGGGGATATACCTGCGGCGGAGAGCCTTGGCGATGTCTCCAAAATGCTTAAAAAATACAGAATGCAATATGGCGGGAGAATGATGCCTGTAACCTCTTGGCAGGCATTGAGGAGCGATATTACGCAGGCAGCCAGTGAAGCTTTTGACAGAGGCGATTACAATGGCTGGCGCGTGAGAAGCGATATGGCCAAACTCTTGGAGGGTCACCTATCGAATCCCGAAAACTTCAATGGCCTTACCGAAGGTAATGAAAACCTTTGGAATACGGCCATGGACGCTACTAGGGCGCACCGCGAGATCTTTGGAGAGGGTCCGCTCTCTGACATAACAAAAAGAACCTCGACCGGAACCCCCAAGATCGACCCAGAAACAACCATACCCAAATTGATCAATGGTCAATCTGGCCTGCAGACCCTTGGTCAGATGCGGGCGAGTCCCCACGTAGATAATGGCGTGATAGATAGCGCTCTTGCTGATCACTACGCTGGGGAACTTACAAACAACGGCGCAACTCCCAATGTAAGCACTGCGGATGTCGATAAGTTTGTTCTGCAAAACCGCAAAACCCATGATGTGGTATCGCAAGTTCCCGCTGTGCAGGAGCGCCTTGCGAACATCAGAAGTGCCGCGAAACAAGGCGAAGAAGGCATTGCTAGCGCTGATGCTCAAGGTCAATCAAATGTGAATGCTGCTAAAGCCCAGTCTCATGACGATATGGCTACCGCACGCCAGACCAACGCTCATGAAGCAAATCTTGAGGATCTACAGAACCGCTTTGCGGCATCTTACAAAGCGGGTCCTGATGCTCTGAACACTTTTTTTGACAACTACAAAAATGAAATGATTCCGTACGTAAATCCGGAACATCTGGAGTATTTGGACCAATTGCACAATAACTCCAAACTTATGTCTAGTCCAACTGGGGAGGGTGGGCTAAATTCTCCTGACCTTAGCGCGATTACATCTGGAGATGTTGGAACTCAATTCTCAAACCAATTTGGGAAGGGCGCAAATAGAGCCATTGATTTGGGGCAGAGGGTCGCATCAACAGCAATGATCCCTGTGGAGGCCAGCCTTTTGGGATCTTCTGGATCTATGAGGCCCCTTGTGGAAGCGAGTCTGGTCAATAAAAATTCAGGAGCGTTTCGCACAGCTGCAGATAGTCTGAAAGATCGCTTTTTGCGCGATTCTTCAGGTCGATCCATTGGCGACCATGCGCTTTCAAATCTCGAAGGCGCTATGACAAATCCAGTTACAGCTGAGACTCTTATGAAAATGGACACGACTCCCCAAAGGCCCAATTTTGGGATTGGTCAATCTGCGGGAATCGCTGGGCTGTCAGCAATGACTTCTCCGCAATACAAAAACCCCAAAGAGGAAGATCCTCTGCCCGTTCCTTCCGCGAACGATGAGGGCCACCCGATTGATCCAAATGAACAGCCCAATCCAAATGATGAAGGGGTGCCTATTGAGAGATTCGCCGGTGGCCGAGTAGGCTACAAGTCGGGCGGGTCTGTCAGCGTGCGGGATATTGAGCCTCTGGTGCAGTCGCTTATGCGCAAGGCAAAGTCTGCAAAAATTCAGTCCAACAAAGTAACGGAACCACTACTCAATCGTGATGATTCCGCTATAGTACGTGCGCTTGATGTCGCCCAGAAGGCCATTTAAGGAATTGCCATGACTACCTCATACACCACAAACAAACGACTCCAAGCGCCCGCAAGTGGTGATTTGAACGGTGCATGGGCGGCTCCAGTCAATGCGGACTGGAACGTCATTGACGCAGCTTTGGGCGGCCACACCAGCCTGAGCGTCACCAGCCAGTCTGGCGTCGTTGCACTTACTGCTCCGGTGTATGATGCAAGCGGGAACCTGACCTCAATTGGGACGTACGTTAACCCGATCATCCAAGTCGCTGGCGCGTTCACATCGTCCAGCACCACGGTGAACTACCAATTCCCCACTGGGGTTGGGGGTACTTGGTATGTTACTAACTCGGCAACCGGCGGTGGAACGCTTACGTTCTCGTCAGCAGGTGGCGGTACTACGGCCAATATCCCAGCGGGCAGCACGGTTCCGATCATTTGCGACGGCACCAACGTCACCTCGGTCAGTGCTGCAGGTTCGAACACGCAGGTTCAGTTCAACAATGGCGGCGGTCTGGGCGCATCATCCTTTCTGACTTACACCACTACTACTTCCAGCTTCACCGCATCGGTTCCGGCTAACTCGTCAGTTCTGACTGCAGGGTCGGTCACTGGCACAATTACTGTCGGCACCGTGATTAGCGGACTCACGATCTCGCCCGTTACGGTTGTGAGTTTCGGCACAGGCACCGGCGGCGCTGGCACCTACAACATCAATGTCACCAACGGCGCAACGGCAATCACAGGCGCTTCGGCCACGGGCGTGTTCATCACGCTTACCTCGCCCACGTTCAGCGGTACCTTGTACGGCACCGCCCAATACGCCAGCTACGTCGCCGGGACCACTTCAACTCCTGTTGGCTATCTGAATGTCCCCCAGACGACTAGTACGTCGGTTAGCAGTGCCACTGATGGCGAGCACGTATATACAGCCAGCAACATCACCATCACCGGATCGAAATTCGCTGTTGGAGACTGCTTCCTTGTGGTCAATAGCGGGTCGTCGCCCTTGTACTTGATACCCGGCGCATCCACCACCCTGCAGCTTGCGGCAAGCACTTCTGCGGCGGCACAAAACTTGGCTGCTGGCTTTACCAACGGTTCGGCAAACATCACCGGATCGAATCTCCCCCCTGTCGGGACCCCTGTCCAATTCTCGACCACCGGCACCCTACCCACCGGATTCAGCACGAACACCACGTACTTCGTGGTGTCCAACACATCGAACACCACCGTTACAGTTTCGGCAACTCAGGGTGGGACTGCAATCACAGCTACTAGCGCAGGAACCGGAAGCCAGACCCTTATCAGCCTGCGCACCGTCTCTGCATATGGGCAGGCCGTAGTGCTTTGCACTGGAAGCAATGCCTTCTACGTCAGCGGTCAGGGCGCAAGCTAATGTCTGGGATCCTGCTGTCCCTTTTTGGCGGAGGCAAGACCGGAAACACGGCCTACGTGGTAAACGTGGGGCAATACACGTATGCCAGTACAAGCTACATTAACGGCTTCTACTCGACGTACGGATCTATAACCCCCACCACTTTCTCGTTTACTAACTCGCAGATATTTGACCTGTACTGGAACTACAACGACAGGTCCGGCAGCACGGTACTGTACTTTATCGTAAACGGTACCCAGTCTCAATCTGCATTCACCAGTTTGTCCGTAGGCGGTCAGGTCTTCACCTCCTCATCTGCTTCGTTTCTTGCCTCAGGCGGCACTACGTCATGGACGTGGAATGCTCCTACCAACCCTTTCCCCACAGTAGGTGCTAACGTCACCGCCTACTTCTCCTGAGCCGGAGCCTACCATGAACCTTGACCCGCAAGTCCAGTCCTCGATTGTCACCGGCCTTGGAACGCTTATCACCGGCCTTATCGGCGGCAATTGGTTGGGAAAACGCAAGTCGTCCGCCCAATCCACAGAGCGTTGCGACAAAATCTGTGGACTTATGGTCAACTCTTTTGATAAACTATTGACTGCCCTTGAGGTGGTTGGTGAGCCACCAGAGATGAGGACGGCAATCCGCGATGCCCGCGATAGCATCGTAACTGCCAAGAACTATCTTGGATTCCATGGGGCGGAAATCAAAGCGACTCACGAATGACGCGAAATATCAACACTGCTGGCCTTGATTTGATTCAAGAATTTGAAGGATGCCGCCTGCGCGCCTATCCCGATCCGGGTACTGGCGGCGCACCGTGGACCATTGGCTATGGCCACACTGGCCCCGAGGTGCATCCTGATAGCGTTATTACGCACGATCAGGCAGATGAATACCTTGAAGCAGATCTTCACAGGTTTGAAGACGGCGTGTCACGCCTTGCTCCCAAATGCACGGATAACCAGTTCGCGGCTCTGGTATCCTTCGCCTACAACGTGGGCCTCGGTAACCTGTCTGGATCCACCCTGCTGAAACGCCATAACGCTGGCGATTATGCTGGCGCTAGGGCAGAATTCTGCAAGTGGGACCACATGAATGGCCGGGTTTCGTCTGGCCTTGAGCGCCGCCGTGGTGCCGAGGCAATGCTGTACGCCAAGGAGTAACGCATGCGCATTATCAGTTATATCAAGGCACGCCTGAACGAGCGCTCGACATGGGCTGCTATTGGTGCAGGTGCTACAGGCGCTGCTGCACTGAATGCCCCATGGTCGTATGTTGCCATGGTCGTGGCCGTGATCGGCACACTGGTTCCCACAAGCACGGAGACTGACAATGGATGACATCGAATCCGAGATCGAAACCGAACTTGTCACGGAATGGCAGTATATCCTACTCACTTACCGGCATGATTGGCCCTACTGGGTGCCTGTCATCATTTTGGCAGCGCTGATTGGCCACATTCTGTGATCAGTCCGCTGGGCTTGCTTAAGGGTGCCGTCCCGGCATCCTTCTTGCTGCTTATCGCCGTGGCAGGATACTTCTACCACGAGAGCCATAAGTGGCATGCGCAACTACTTAGCGTTGAAAGCAGCTATAAGGCTGCACAAGTAGTAGCACAGCAGCAAGCCCAGCAGGCCCACGATCAGGCGGAGGCCCGGTACAAACAGCTTTCTGAAAAGGTCCAAAATGATTATCAATCCCAATCGGCTGCGGCTGATGCCGCTGCTTCTAAGTATATTGCCGCTGACCGCGTGCGCCTCAAAGCCCCTGCAGGTTCAGGCGGCCCAGCCGTTGCCAGCGCCCAAAGTCCGGATCCCGCCGTTCCTGCAGGCATGCCCGCCGATTCCGTCATGGTATCCGCCGACGACGTGCAAGCCTGCACAACCTCTGTAACCTACGCCTTGCAGGCGCATAATTGGGCGATCACCCTACCGTAAGGATGAGGTTCAGGTACCAAGCGGCCTTAGCGATGTCCTGCCGGAAGTTGTCCTTCTTACCGGCGCGACTGATGTACTTCATAGCGTTTCCAAGGCAGTAGCCATGGAACTGCTCGACAGTCATCTTCGATTGGATGTAGTCAATCGTCTCGATCCCGCCAGACGTATAGTGCGCAGGGTGATTGATCTGATCTTCTTCCACGGCAATGCCGTACATATGGCTGGCTTTCACTGCTTGAACACCTTGATCTTTCCAATGAACAACGGGTTAATTGCGATATTCCCGTTGCTGTATAGCCCATCGTTATCTTTGTAGATCTCATCCACAACAATGAAGTCAGACTGCGATATAATGTTGACAAGTTCTTCAAGGGAGTTGGCGGGATAGTCACCGATGATCTGATGGACCGAATTCCCGTTTCGTGAAGGCATATTCATCGTGATCTGGAATCGCATACTGTAAGCCTATGGTTGACATTAGGACGAAACGCCCTACATAAGTTTCATGAAAGGAACACTAATGCATAAAGACAAATTTATCAAGGCCCGCCTGAAACTGGGGCTTACGCAATCTGAATTGGCTAAGGTCCTGCGCATGAGCGACAATTCTGACCGTACTATCCGCCGCTACGAGAGCGGTCAATGCGCCATTCCGGGGCCAACATCAGTAGCGATCGAAGCAATTCTGGCGGGCTATACCCCTCAGTGATTGTTGTGGCGCATTTCGCCAAGGATGCGGCGGGCCATTTCACCGGGTCCGCCACTTCCCTTATCCCATAGACTGGCTTCCTCAGCCACTTCCTTAAGCTGCGTGAGGCGCATGGCGGCGTATTGGAGCAGAATGGCCACCTCGCCTTCGGTGTTCATGCTTCCGTACCAAAGCAGGTTAATCAAATTTTGATCCATTATCTGTCGCCTTGGTAATGTCGTTCAATCGCATGATTTCCTCCTTCTGGAGGCGGATGCGCGAGTCCTTGCTGGCGATGGTTGCCTCTTGCTCCCGGATGAGGCGCTCCCTTTCACACAGACGCCGGTGCTGGCTGAGGATTGTTGCCTCGTGGTCCCTGATGCGGCTCAGAGCCTCTCTCAGGGCCTTGTGGGGAAACAGGCGTGTCATGATGCTCATTGTCTACTTCTCCTCTGTGTGGCCCTGTGTGGCCAGATTTAAGGCATCAAGGATGTCCCGGAGCATTTGCAGCTCTTGGATCAGTATCTCGTGGTCCTGCCGCGCCCGGTCTTCTGCCTCCTCGTTGAGGATTGCACTGCCCACCATGATGGCGGGCATAAAGGCTAGTTGTATGCAGTTAGACAAGTAAAGTACTGTGTCCATGCTATTCGGGAAGGCTATAGGCGACATTTCCAGAAGTACAAATGCATAAAAGCACCACATGCTACCGAGGCAAGACGTCAAAACAACAGACAGCTTTCTGTTTATAGAGGACATTGCTCTCTCTTTCTCTTAGCTAGTCTTTCTTTTTGTGAATTTGATAGTTTTATTTTTGCCTCTTCAGACATGGGGATACCTTTTCTGGGCCCGGGCCTCCCCTTCATTGCCTTCGATTGCTTGGCTTTTTGCTCGGCACTGATTGTCCTCCCCCTCGAGTTCGCTGACCTAACTGCCCTGCCCTCAGGAGTGCAGGCAAGCTTTTTTATCTTGGCGATATGTTCCGGGCTCTTTGGCCTCCGCAATGCAGCCTTATGCTCTTCCGACTTTGGCCTGCGCATAGCCTCTGTTACCTTGCCCATCTTTGCTTTCGATATGTTCTCGCAGTGCTCTTTTGACCTTCCCGTTTCTCGGTACCTTTCTCTCAGCCAGCCATACCTTCTGGACCCCTTGCTGTAGGCGGACTTTCCCGACATCAGCATCGCGGCGTATGCCAGACCCCTGACGTTCGGGTACATTTTTAGGAGCAGCTGGTGGGCGAAGAAGTGCTCCCTCGGAGTAAGGCTAACTAGATTGCTGCCCTCGTCCCCTCCCCCCATGCACTTAGGCAGGATGTGGTGGCGCTCGCTATACCCAACCAAGGTACGTCCAATAGCCCTACTGACCAAATTTTCGTAGTGCTTTGTGTAGTCCACACTAGGCTCCGGAGCCGCTGCTGATGTACTGGATCGCCCCGGTCGACGCCGGGACGGCGATGGGGAACAAAGAGAGTACAGTGAAGGCGTACACGCACCACATCGTCCCGACCGCCTTGGTGAGGTGGACGGCTATGGCGCGGTTGATGCTCACAAGACGCTCGGTCCGATACTTTTGAAATTGTTTGTGGGGATGTACGCCATTGTCCCGGTGTCGAGGGCGTCGTTGCGGTCGGTGCGTCCGCCCTTCCCGAACGTGATCCCATCGCAGGGCACCATGACGTACCCGACCATGTCGGTCCAATGCACGAACAGGGTGGCCTTGTAGCCCTTGGCGTGCCAGCTGCACAGCCGGTCATACTTGTTCTTGCTGACCATATAGGTCGGGTACTTGCCGCAGGCGTTCGTGCGCGTCTTTATCTCCACGACGACGCTGGGCTTGCCCGGGGCAGTATACAGGAAGTCCCCGCCACTATTGGCGTCCATCTTCTCGAAGTCCCGGCCAAGGAATTCACCGATGCGTACTGCCACCCGCTGCTCGCGGGTGAGGTCCTCGACTGTCTCGTACCGCGGCCTTGCCATACTGTTCTCCGGGATAGTCACCCCGTGTAGCATATAGGTCACGCCTTGTCTTCCCAATGCTCGCCGCACTCGATGGCGTCGCCGTAATAGTCCAGTGTGTTTCTCACCACAGGATCATGCGGGTCGCGGGACCGCAGCCACTGGACGATGCGTGCCCGCTCGTCCGATGCCGCCCTCTCCGCACTGTGCGCCAGCGGCACGTACTCGCACGCGACCCCGATAAGGGGGCAGGGCTGTGATAGTCTGGCCATCACTTGCCCCCCAATGGCAGGGCCCGGATGCGGTCCGTTGCCGAGTCCAAATCCCAAAAGTCATCAGCCTCCTTGGCCGCACGCTCGCGCATGTCGCGCACCGCCGCCTCACGGTGGGCGGCGAAGGCTTCGGCAAGATAAATTTGCTCATGGCGCGGACGCGCACAAAACTCGTTCGCCGCCTGACGATCAGCGTCTGTAATCTCAATCATGTTGTCGGCTCCTTGTGGGCGCTGGCGCATTCGGGGCAGAAGACGGCGTACACCGTGGCAGGCAGAAACCCCTCCACGGCGTCGCAAACTTCGTCCGCATACTCGACCGGGACAAGGTCATCGGCGGACTGCACGGCGTGGCCGCATGATGCGGTGACGGTCATGACGCAGGGCCCTCCGGAAGGGGATGCCAGTGGGTTACGGTTCCATCATGAAAATAGCTTGCGGCCATCGGCTGCTCACGCTTCAGCATTTCAAGCAGGGTCATCGGCGTGCTCCTTCAGGGCTGCCTTCACTTTGCGCTCAACAACATTCATATTCATGTTGGCACCGCTAAGGGCGGCATCTGCCAATTGCAGAGCCTCCCGCAGCCGCGCTATCTCACGGTTAGCCTCGGCCAGATGATCCGCTGGCACCCAAGCGCCGGGGCCGCCTCCGGGCATTGCGGCAATGGCGGCGCGGGCGTGTGGTTGATACATAACCCATCTGCGAAAACCCAACGCCTTCAGGAATTCGTCTGGATCATTACCGTGGCCACTGCATATCGCCCGCGCGACCCGCTCCACGGCGTCCGGCACTTCGGCGCTGGGGTCGGTCCGCGTGTTCCATGCGGCGCTGTATCCTGCCGAAAAGCCAACTTCGCACGCCTTGTAGGACGAAGGCATGGCGATGATGTTGGCCCTGTATGCGTTCCACGCTTTGGCCAATCCGGGCGGGTCAATGTATACAGTCTTGCGATCATCCTGCGTCGGTTGCTCGGTCATTTCGTCACCTCGATCACGCTGGCGGGTTGGATGGCGCAATTATGGATGGCCTGCACACAATCCCCACGGGTGTCGTGGCAGCAATCATCAGCGTATGGACTCATATTTTCGATGATATTCACTGCCGCCTCCCGCATCGCCTCAGCCCCAGCATCAAACAGCGCGCGACAGGCGGCGAGGAATGGCGTGGGTTTTTCGGGCGTTGGCACTATTAGGTACGCTGCGGCTATCGCCTTGGCGTGCTTCTCAAGGTCAACCATGCTTCGCTTCCCATTCTTCGATACGCGGATCATCCGCCTTGACCATGGAAAGAGACCCCCATGGGCGAACGGTTGAATTTCGCGCTTTGCGCAGTCCGGCTTCCATCCACAAAAAATCGCCATGCAGCGAACAATGACGCGGGTGGATTTCCTGCAACTGGTGGGGATTGGGGGACCACGGCACCCGATACATTTTGCCAATGTCGTTTCTTGTCAATTCAACCACGGCCAATCTCCTTCTTGTATTGGGCGAGGGCGCGGGCTTTATCTTCAGAATAAATCACGCCGCGCGGAAAAGCCGCCCTGAGTATCCGATTCACCGCCTCCTCGTCAGAATCGACTGGCGGATTCTCATGCTTCGCGATCATGCGGGCGAGTACTTGTGTGCTGTGCATATCGCAGTTGTAATGAAGGGTTCGGCCAACATTCAGCCGCTTCACGGCCTCGTCCAGCGCCCACTGGGGGATTGCATCATCTTCCATATCAAAACCTCAGATCTTCATCGGCCCAGTCGTATACGTCCCAGCCGAAATTATCCCACAACCATTGCCGGAGGGCGGGGCTCACTTCATCTTCACGAAGTCGACACCGACGCCGTAAAACCCATTGCTGGTGCCGTACCAGCGCAGGGTCACGTGGCCCTTGACGGTCGCGAGCTTGTAGAACGTCCACTCGAAATCTCCGTATTCGGCGTCTTCAGGCTCTTTGGGGTTTTCCTTGTTCGACACCTTCTCCGCCATAAGGATCGGAGTCCCCACGAGGTCGATCAGGTCTCCCGAGGTGTCCTCAAGGTAGACGTGCTCACAGCATTCTTCAGAGTGGCCCATGACGTACGTCTCCCCCTCGCTGGACAGAAAGACGACCCGATCGTCAGATTGGTCGTGAGTGATGGAGCTGAATGTCTTGCCGACGATGCTTTCGAACGGCACTTCATCGCCTTTCCAGTAATACCAATATTTCACTTTATTCCCCCTCTCTGATGAATTTGACCGCCGCCGCCGTGTAGACAATGGCGCCCAGCAGCTCACGCGCGGCTGCGTCACCCTCGCCCCGGCCCAGCATACCCACGGCCTCGGTGATCTTCTTGATCGCCTGCCCGGTGGGGAAGCCGATGCCGGTGACCGTGGTGTTGCGATAGATCGTGGCGCCGCGCTGACGCGCGCCCTTGGCGGACTGGTTGTACGCCTCGTCGAGGATGCCCCGCAGCGCGGCATATGCGTCCACAGTATCCCCGGCGGCAACGGTATCCTCGGCCGGAGGCGTCAGGCCCAGCGTCTTGCGGACCCACGCGAGGCGCTCAGGGTTCTGGTGCGCTGCCTCGTCATGCTTATCATCAAGATAGCGGTCGTTGCCACCAAAGGGAAAGAGGTGGAATCTGGGAAAGTCCGCCCTGAGCTTTCCCTTAAGCGGCTCACGAGCATTACGCCCCTTCGAGCCGTCCCACATTTCCGCGCAGTAGCAAAGGCCAAACGCGCGACTGAACCACAACGGCCCTTCCCGATCCGATGTCGCACACTCGAGCCACTCGGTCAGGAAGTCCTTGAGGTCATCGGCCTTGCGCGTGTAGCCGATGACGTCGAATTCTTCGTCTCCGTGTCCCCCCCAAGGGTGGCTCCAGCTGACCGGGCTGGGGACCGTTTTGCCATTACGCAGCACTACGTCGCTGCCGTCCCAGTCGGCAGGCTTGTCGCCCTGCCCGCCCCAGTACGTGTAGGACGTGCCGTGCTCCTTGTTATAGTCCTGCACGGAGTAGTAGGCGTGGTCGGCCAGCAGTTTGATCTGCGTGACGTCCTTGTGCCAGAACCATTCCGACGCCTTGAACCTGCCGCACCCGCCTGTCCACACGCCACGATCCTTGATATCGCAGATGTCGCTGGCCTTCAGCCAGTCGGGCCGCTCGCGGACCACCTCAATATCAATCACCGCACCCCACACGGTCTCGGCCAGCACCTTCCGGACCCACTCGAGGCGCTCCTTGTTCAGGTGCATGGTGCCGTCACGAATATCCCGGTTGAACCGATTCACCCCGCCGAACGGGTATATGTAGGCATCCCTGAAATCTTCCCCTATGCGATGCTTAAGCTCTGGGTACGCGCGCGTACCGACCCGCGCATGATCCCAATGATACGCGCAGGCGCACAGGCCTCTGGCGTCGTCGTACCATGCCGGTTTCTCGATCTTGCCGGTCGCGGCATCAAGCCAGTCTTGCAGAAATTTATGCAGGTCGCTCATAAAATATCCTTCCAATAAAATCAGTCTTCGCTCTTTTCCTGCTGCATCTTGATAAGTGCTATCTCTGCATCAGGCACATACTGTAGCACTATATGGCCCGTATCCCATGCGCCGCTCAAGATAGCTTTCTCTGGGACACGGCCCCATTTCTTGCTCTCCGCGCACATCTTTCGAGCCAATTGCATTGTCTGTGGATCTATCATGCCGACCTCGCTGCCAATAGGGCATTCAATAGCCTATCACTTCCAATCTTGCGCTGCATGGCGTCCGTATCGCGACCTAAGTTTTCTTCTGGATCAGCGTCAGGACGAATACGTACAACAACCAAATCATCGCTAATTGGCTCCTTCGCGCGGGGAATTGCTATGGTCCGCTTCTCCGTAGTGAACTCTGGCTCAGACCGCCGAAGTTCTTCCACAAGGCGGGCGAAACGATCATCGTCCTTTACCATTTTCTTGGCGCAACGGTCGGCATGCATGATTGTAGTATGATGCCTTTTGCCCATGAGGCGACCAATGTCTGGATAGGAATACCCTTGTTCGCGCGCCACCATTACAATAGCTTTCCGAACCCACACATAATCCATCAAGCGAGATTGGCCAATCAAAGCCTCTTGGGGAATGCGAGTAACCCTTACCGCATGGCGAATGATGTCAATAACCCTCAATCTCACTTTGAATGCCACTCCAAATAACGGGCTGCAGCCACCTTGAAGCCGCCCTGCTCCTCTACCCAATCTTTGAATGTGTAGTCCCATTCTCCGCTCTGGGGTTCGTCAAGGTAGAAATCGAAAAGCGCGTCGAGATCCAGAAGACGGTCAAGTTCAGAAACATCGCCATCAACCGCTCCTTGCGCGGCATCTTTCCATTCCCTCTCCTTGGCCACGCGGTCATTCAGCCTCCAGCGGCCAGACAGGATCTTCTCTGCAAATTCCAATTCATCGTTCATCGTATCGCTCCGTAGAATATGCACCCCTTTTGGATTATCCACAGGGAGTAGTCAAGGACATTATGTCCTATAAAATGCCCATAATCGCCTAACTTCGGCTTCTACGTATGGCCGCAGTCCATCAGGGATATTGCTTAGTGCCGCACGGCGATCTTCAATTGTCGGAAGTGTGATGATCTCGTCCGCAGCCTCGTAGAAGAAGTATCTAGCCCAGCTTTGTATCGCTGGAGCGGCATCATCATAAGGAACAATGCCCTCCAGAACGTCCAGCATTGCCCGCATGATTGCACTAGCCATCCAGCCAATCCTCAAATGCCATCCATGCCGCAACAGCGCCCAGAGCAACGCACACGAACGCGCCAGCGTCTTGTGCCATCGACAGGTACTCAATCTGCTCCGTGGAAAGCTTCGATTTAGTGTGATCCTTGCGCTTCATCTCGATCAGCAAAGTGCGTTCGCCGGGTATGAAAATGTCTGGCGCGCCCGGAACCATACCCATCGCCCTATGTTTCTGCATGGCGGAAAACTGACTGCCCCGGACCAACCCTTCGTTCTTTACGTGAACAGCGATCTTGCCCCATGTATTTGGATGCTCATGGCGCAGCTTGTTGAAGAACGACACCTGCTCCTGCGACTCCAGCGGGCACTTCCCCCGAAAGCCGAGATCCCCGTAGACCGGAAAGGGCAGATCCTTGAAAGTCACTTGGTATTCCCCTCGTCATCTGGCGGAATGTCGTAGCCCAAGATCTTGAAGTATCCGGACTCGTCCTTCTGATACATGATCGTATGAGGCGCGTGCGATCCGCCATCAGTGTAATGGCAGAACTTCTGCCAATCCTTGATGCCCTTGTCATATCTGGCATCTGGTAGAAACCACACGCTGAACTTGCGATACGGTGTGACAAAATCAACCCGCTTGGTCTTATTGCCTCTGTTTGACGTACTATCCCTTACCTTCATGGACAGGACAATATCGCATTGCTTGGCCTTGGGGTTTTTCTTGTATTCCGCGAAGGACACCAGTTTCTTGTTGGGGTCGATCAACTCAGCCTTACAAGACCTGCAATGCCTTGCTGTGACGTCATTCTTCTCAGAGCACTGCAGGCATTCCTTGTGCGTCCAGTAGTATCCACACCTGTCGTATTCCCCCTTATCCCCAGTTCGGACCATGCCAAAGCAACGCCTGCCAAAGTGCCGCGCGACAGGTCCGTGTTCGCTGATCAAAGGAAGGCCAAACTCATCTATGCAATATCCATGCTTATCATATTGATAATGCTTGTAATCCGCATTCAATGAAAACTGATTGATATTGCCGCAATCCGGGCATTCCGCGTCAATCCGCTCACTCTTACTGGCCTTGCCTGCGCGGATTTCAGGGTTGTACAGATCCCCATCTGGCATATGCTCCTCTATGTTATTCGCATAGTCCAGCAGCAGGGACGTATCCTTACCCGGATGCAAGCGCCACGCTCTGCCCATGATCTGCTGAAGCAGAGAGGCGGATTCAGTGTAACGTAACAAAGCAATTGTCTCGGTATGGCTAACGTCAAAGCCGGTGGTTAACGTACCCACATTCACAAGATGCCGGATCTTCTGATTACGATAGCGCTGAATGATAGCATCACGCTCCTTGGTCGGCATATCGCCCGTCACCAATGCGGAGTTCTCTGCAGGAAGGCTGGCAAGCACCTCCTTGGCGTGCGCAATGGTCGCGGCAAAGTACATGACGCCACCCGGACGGCTGCGCGATTGGTTAATGACATCCGCAACGATCTGTGCCGTAAGCCTGCCATGGCCCATGAATGCCCGCTCGACGGTCTCGTGGTTCAAGGTTCCATTTGGCAGCAGTTCGATGCCACTGGTGTCATATCCACTGGAACCGGGCTTGCCGATTTCCATAGGGGTAATGAACCCCTGATCCAGCATTTCCCGTGCCGACACGCGGTAGACGCATTTCACAAAGTACGGATCCCGCGTGGTGTCGTCACCATTGGATCGGCCATCTGGCCACATATGGAAGATGTACCCGCTTCCCATGCGGTAGGGTGTGCCAGACAAGCCCAAAACGCGCAGGTTCGGCTGGGTTGATCGCATTTCATCAATGATGCCCCTGATGGTTGGGGTCAGCCCATGGCATTCATCGATTATTATAGCCGCATAGTCTCTCTTGAACTTTTCAATGGAATTTTTGACCGTGACAGGAGTGCCGAACACGACCACATTTTTGACGGATTTTGCACCCGCGCTTGCGCTGAAGATGCTGCACTTCTCGCCAGTAAATTTGTATTTTTCGGCGTTCTGCTTGACCAGTTCTGCGCTGGGGGCAATGCACAAGATCCTCTTGCCGCCACTGATCCGGTGAAGTTCCGAGGCAATGGCGGCAATCATAAAGGACTTGCCCGCTGCAGGTGCGGCATCAATCAGGCATGGCTCAATGCTCCGCCGCATCCAGTCTAGGGCGGCGTCAACCGCCCCGTGCTGGTATGGACGCAATTGGAATGACATATCAAAACCTCAAATCCCCATCGTTCCAATCGTATATGTCCCACCCGAAATTATCCCACAGCCATTGGCGTAGGGCAGGAGGGATCATGTCACCTGCCAATAGCTAGTGCCCTTGCCGCGATATGGCTCAAGGTCAGCACCGGGCAACAGCTTTTTAATGGCCGTGGCGTAGCTGATTGCTCCCTGCCGTTCAGTTTTTGTCAGTTTGTGACCGGCAATCGTGACCGACTTGTTTCCACTGGTCATGTTAACAAGTTGTTCCAAAAGATCTTTCTTTCGGTTAGTCGCCCTTTCTATATCAGCAATGACGGCTTGGTATTCTTCCATGACAGCCCGCGCCTGCGGAGTGTCGATCTCCGGTTGCTTCGGACCCAGATGCTCATTGGCGTTATTCTTCAGTTCATCCAGATATTCGGCATGGAACTGCTTCAGCCGGGGGATGTTGGTAGCGATCCAGTCCATGTTCTGATGGATCACGTCGTACCGCGTGCCGTTGGGCGTCCACTGGAAGAAGTGGCAATGCTCGGTATTCGTGACGAACATCTGCACGTACATCTGCGCCATGTAGCTTGGTTGGCTCTGGGGCGTCTTGAAGGGCACAGGAGAGGCTTTGCGGATGCCATAGGGGCATTTGATCTCCACTAGGCCGCCATCGCTCACATAGCCGTCTGGAGAGGCTCCAAGCCAATCCTCGTACATCACGAACGGTGCCGGCGTCACGGATAGGCCGGATTCCATCTGGAACTCGACCAGCGCCCCTGCTTCGTTGTTGGTTCCCCATTCCGTAGCCACGTTGCCTGCGAACTCGGAAGGCGCACCCAGAGCCTCACGCACCATACGGCGCATGACGTCCCAGCGTGTCATATATGTGTTGACACCCAAGATAGCCCCAACAGCCGAGCCGGTAACCCGACCCTTGCGCTGCGCAAACCATTCTGGTGTTCTTTGTTCTGGCGAATTATCCATGATCAAATGCCGCTACCTTTGCTACAATTTTAATGGTATACATCGTGCTTACTCCTGCTCAATCATTTGGGTCATTATTGGATTCCTTGCGGCCATATCTGTGCAAGTTGTAAATAGCTATTTCGAGAGAGACGCCGCAGTTATTCGCCACCCGGTGAGGTGGGACCAAAGCCCCACCCCCCGTTGCATAGTATTCCCAAAGCGTAGCCATCTGCCGCGCCTTTTCCCGTTCAATACGGGCCTTTTTGGCTGCTGCTTCCGCCCTTTTCCTGTCTCTCTCCGCTATAACTTCATTGCTCTCCGTCACCACGGACCTCCAGCATTGCATCAGCGATCTCGTAGGCGCGGCGGGCCACAATCCACGGGTTCGGCTCGTTGGCCAGCAATGCGGGAATAGCTTGACCGGCGAAGTGATCGCGCAGGCATTCGAGGTTGTTAGGTTCTTCGTTCATGCTGCTTCTCCTTGCCTTGGCAGATAGCCGCGATACTCGCAGACAATCCGCAGTTTGTGGCGATCCATGCCCCAAGTGCGGGCTTGGGTGCTGTATTTCTTGATTACCTCACGCAGCTCATTGTCGATGTTGCGCAAGGTTGCTTCCGCCGCCTCACGGACCTTGATGAGTTCCGCAGCGTCGTTCAGGATCTGGTTTTCCGTTTCCATCAGAACGGCACTTCATCTTCACTGCCCGACTGGCGCTTCTTCGGAGCGGGCGATGCGGTGACGACCACGTTAGTCGCTTCGGACACCGCGCTGATCCAGTTGCCGCTGTTGTCGCCAATTTCCCAGACCTGCAGTTTGATGCTCATCTTCTTGTTGGTGAGGTACAGGGTCAGGTCATCCGACGACGGACGGCGATCAGGCAGTTTGCCACCGCAGTTGGCATTGATAACGCCCAGCATGCGCAGTGCCTTGTCGCGCTTCTTCTTGGCCTTTTCCTTGTCATCCACGGCAGGGTCGAGGTCTTCACCGGCCCACAGCTTCTGGAAGATCTTGCGGTTCTTGTACGAAGGGTGGTCCACCACGGTCCAGCGCAGGGAGATGAATTCCTCCGAACGATCCCGAGGGGTCTGCCACTTGGCTTCGTCAATCACGGCATTCAGCACAGTGCCATCAGGGATCGGGGCAAAGCCGTCACCATTGGCGGATTCAAAAGTGGTTTCGTGGGTCTTGGCCGACGAGTTGTCAGAGAGGTTCCAGAAAGACATATTAATTACTCCGCAAAGTCAGAAAAATCGACGTCATCAGTGTGCTTGGGCGGCTTGGGAGACTTGGTTTTGGCAAACCCAAGAATATCGGCCAGCGGATTTACACCCGGTGGGCAGTCCAGCGGCTCGGTGATGCCAAAGCGGTTCTTGGACACAGAGGCAGCCGTGGCATGGCAAACGATCTGGCGGTCGCCATTGGAAATGACCTTCTTGCGGTCGCCGTCGTCACCACGCAGGGCAGATACCAGACGGACAAACCCGACCATATCCACATCGTCAACATACGGCGGCAGGGACTTGGACATAAGCCGCAGGCTGTAGCGCATGTAGTCATCCGTATCCGGCAACCGCATGGTTTCCAGATCGGCATGGCTGATAAAGATCACGGTCATGTTCTTGCGCTCGTTCAGCAGACCAGCCGCCTTGCGAACACGGGTGTGCATTGCAGCAACCGCAGAAACGCCAGCACCATAGCCGCCCAATGCCTGTGCAAGCGTCTTGGCGCGTCCGTCCATGTCAAGAACGGCCTTGCTGAACATCGTTTCCAGTGCGGAAACGCTGTCGATCACCACGGTTTGGTAGTCGTGATCTTCCTGCAGCAGGGCAATCAGTTGCTCCCACAGATCATCGGGATTGCGCAGGACCGGGAAGGCATCGGGACGCTGCTTCACAGGGATGGACGTCATGCCATCTTCTGCGCGGATAAAAATGGGCTTGGGGAAGGTTGCAGCCAGACTGGTCTTGCCTGTACCAGCGTCACCGCACAATGTCAGAATCGGAGCGCGGTTCTCCGGCTTCGAGATGGTCGAAAGGATACCCATTTTATACCTCATTGGGCTTGCCCGGTAGCGACGGGCTGTCAACGCTACGGCTTGACATCTGCCAGCGCGGATTGTACCTGTCAAGCGTAATTTTTTAACGGAGCAGCGTAGCATGATGACGCTAGAGCAGGTGAGGACGGCCTTATATGACCGCCGTCCATCCGTGGTGGCCAAGGCAATTGGCGTGCGGGTATCAACGATTATTGACATCCGCAATGGGACCACGGCCAATCCGTCATACCAGACGGTCAAGCGGCTGTCGGATTATATGGAGGGAAAGTATGACGGATAAGTTCTGTAAAAATTGCCGTTGGTTCCATAACGGCATTGTAACCACAAAGCAGTGGTGCCTGCGTGAAATTGATGGCGACGGGGTTGTGTTCAGAAAAGAAGCCTTATGGCGTCAATGCCACCATGAACGTAGCAGGGCTTGGTATATTCTAACCCTCGGACGCACTTGCGGACCTCAGGCCAATTATTGGGAGAAGCTTTGATGGCTGACCGCATCGACGCTAAGAAGGAGGCGGAGCAATGAGCGTTCATATCCTACAAACCTATGTTTGCGACTTATGCGGGTGCGAGGTCCGCAAATTGGATAGACAAGTGGCCGCAGGGAGTGTTCCCGAAGTGATCCTATCGGATTACAGCATTCGGCATAATGGAACACTCTTGGACGTATGCTCGGCGTGCTGGCCAGACTTATCCAAGGCGTATGTTATGGTGCGGAAAGAGAAGAGGGGGCTACCGCTATGACCCACGTTCGCTACGGGACGGCTGACCGCATCGACGCGACTGCCGACAAGATCCGAGACGCGATCAGGCCGTATCTAGATCCTGATGCACGGGTGGGCGAACTGACGCACGATGAACTGCGCGAAATTGCCAAGGCAGCGATTTACGCTTGGGTTCTCAGCGGCATCGACCATGACTATGAATAGGGGATATTACTTATGAAATGGCAGACAATTGACACTGCGCCCAAGGATGGAACGCATATTCTGCTTTATGTGGAAGACCAAGGCATAGTTGAGGGGTGGTGGTATCCCGCCGATTGGCACGGCGATGGGGGCTGGTGGGACTACATCACCTTGTCCGCCCATGGATGCGGGTGCTGCCAGTCGTACGACGACAACCCGACCTTTTGGATGCCAATGCCTGATATGCCTTTTTGATTAGGAAATCTAATGCTTTACCGTGATTTCTATGATGCTGGCTTTCGGATTTTTCCGTTGTGGCGGTTTAATCCGAATGCTTGTGAATGCGGCAAGCCTGATTGCGAAGCGAAAGGCAAGCACCCCCGCATCTCGAACTGGCAGAACACGCCCCATTGGGATGTCGAGCAGTTGGACACCATGGAGGATGCGGAATTCTTTGACACTGGTTACGGCGTCTTGTGCCGTGGCCTGCTGGTTGTCGATGTCGATGCCCGCAATGGTGGCGTAGAAAGCCTGTCAAAGCTGCTGATCGACATCCCGGAGATTGCGGGAGCTGGTCTGGTCGTCGATACAGGTTCCGGCAAGGGATCTCGCCACTACTATTTCACCGCACCAAATGATGTGGCCTTGCTGTCGCATCTCCCGGAATATCGTGGCATCGATTTCCAATCGGGCAGCCGTTTTGTTGTCGGCCCCGGTTCCATGCATTTGTCTGGCAACCGCTATTCGACAGCGGACGGTGCGCCCAATGACATCGCCCCTGCGCCAGATGCATTGCTGGCGATCCTGCGCAAGCCGGAACGGCACCGCACGGAATACAACGGCATCAGTCTGGACGTATCGCAGGCCGAAATTGCCACGATGCTTCAGCATATCCCGAATGACGATCTGCCCTATGATGATTGGGTCAAGGTCGGCATGGCAATCCATCAAGCGACAGGCGGCACCGGCTACGATCTGTGGGACCATTGGAGCGCCCAATCTGGCAAGCATGATGCAACCCTTATGGCGAACCGCTGGCATAGCTTCGGTCGCGCCGCAAACCCTGTCACCATTGGCACACTGATCTATCATGCCGAGCAACACGGCTGGGTGATGCCGGTTAGCTTTGTTCCTGAGGGCGTGGAGGTTGTTGCCGAGATTGAATCGCCAGTTGACGGCCTGCCTTTTGACATCGCCGGATGCGACCTCAAATCCCCACCGGGTTTTGTCGGTGATGTAGCCCGCTGGATCGAAAGCCAATGCCGCCGTCCCCGTGCCACACTTGCAACCGCTGCTGCCCTTACGGCAATCGGCAATATTGCTGGTTTGCGATACACCGATGACAAAGACGGTGTGACGGCAAACCTGTTTTGCTTTTGCATCGCTGGATCCGGTACCGGCAAGGAAGCCGTTCAGCAAGCGGTCGGCACATTGCATCGCGCTGCCGGGATCTCTGGCGCAACCCATGGTGCCATCAAGTCGGATTCCGAAATATTCCGCAACCTGACCCGGCACCAAGCGGCGTTCTATGTGATCGACGAAGTGGGGATCTTTCTGCAAAAGCTGAAATCAGCATCCCAGAAGGGTGGAGCAATCTATCTGGAGGGTGTGATTGCTACTTTGATGTCGGTTTACTCCAAGGGGAATGGCTGGTTGCTTGTCACAGGCGATGCCAAGGAGGAACTTAAGAAAGCGCTCATACAAGATATGGCCCAGCTTAACCGCAAGGCAGATGAAGATGGCGACAACGATAGCCTGAAGCATCGCCGGACCACTCTGCAAGGGCAGTTGAACAATCTCGATAAGGGTCTTGAGCGTCCATTCCTTAGCCTGCTGGGTTTCACCACGCCCGAGACGTTCGATGGTCTGGTGGATCATGCCAGCGCCACCAATGGGTTCATTGGCCGCAGTCTGTTGTTCAACGAACGCGACACTGCCCCCAAGAGCAAGCGCAACTTTGCGGCACCCCCGCTGCCTCGTGAGATCGAGAGCGCTTTGCAGGCCATGTATTATGGCGGGTCCTATGACACACAGGCAACCCGCGTGGAATACTACGGCGAAAAGAGCAAGATCCCCACAGAGCCAAAGGCATTGGAGATGCTTGCCAAGGCCGCAGACTGGTTTGACGAACAAGCGGATCTTCAGAAGGAGCGCCACGGCCTCGAAGCGCTTTATCTGCGGGCATATGAAGCCTTGAGCAAGGCAAGCCTCGTGTTGGCCCTAAGCGGTGGTATCCGCACCGCTGAGCATGTCCGCTGGGCGTTTGCATTGGTGCGCAGGGACATCGAAGAAAAGGCGCGGCTGGTCATCTCCAACGATCACCAGAAAGACGCCCCCATGAGCGCGCTGCAAGCCAAGATCGAAAACCTGTGCAGCGATGATGGCATCAGCGTTGGCGTGCTTTCCAACAAACTGCGCAAGTACAAGAAGGACGATATCGCCGCCGCCTTGGACGCGCTGGTCCAATCAGGCCGCATTGAACGCACTGAGCGCACCATTCCCCGCAATGGCAAGCAGTACACCCACATCCGCAAGGCGTAAAAACTAGATAGTCTAGATAGTACGGTTTACTATCCAGTTACTATCCAGATGTCGTTGAAATCAAAGGGAAAAAAACTAGATAGTCTAGATAGTACGATTTTCTAGATAGAGACAGATATATAGACATCTGGATAGGTAGATATACTGATAGTCTAATGCACTGTTTGGGGACTTATCCACAGAGAGAATATATATATATATATAACTATCTAGACTATCTAGTCTTTTATCTTTGTTTTTCAAAGAGATCTGGATAGCAAAATTTGACTATCCAGTTACTATCTAGACTATCCAGTTTTTTAGGGTGCTAAGGCATTGGAAATGCTGGGTTTTGGGGTGTTTTAGGGTGGTTTTTGAGCCTTTTGAGGCTGTGGGCGGCCTTGTTTGGGGGTTATGGGGTCTGGTTCGGGCTGTCTTTGGTGCTGCGGTTGCGCTTGCGGCGGTTTAGGTGAACGGACCATGGCTTTTGGCGCTTGCGGGGTGGTTTGGGTTCGGTGGGCGCTTTGGGGACTGGCTTGTAGCGCTTGCGTGGGGGTTTGGGTCCGGTTCTTTTGGGCAGGCGCGTTTTGGCAGTGGGTG